ACCAGCGTGCCGTCGGGGTAGGTGTCCTCGTCAATGTCGTCCAGCACGCGAATCGATACCCGCTGGCCCTGTGGCGTGACGCGGTGCGACTCGACCGTAAAGGCGCCGATGGACGTGTCGCTCGCGGCGTCGCGGGCATAGACAGGCACGTGCGTGGTGTGCGTTTCGCCGTTGTCGTCCGTCACGGTGAGGCCTATCCAGTAAAAGCCGGGGTCGCAATCTACCTCGATCTCGGCGTCGCTCGTGGCGTAGCCGCCGACGATGGCCACGCCGCTGGGCAGCGACCAGGCATAGGTGCTGATGGAGGCGCCGTCCGCCGTGGCGAAGGTACTCAGTGCGCCGGTGCCGGGCAGCGTCACGCGCAGCAGGTCCGTCTCGCTATCTACCGTGCCGGCCATCGGCTGGCCCGCGTTGGCTACGGGCGGCGGGTCGGTGGTGTAGGTGCCGACCGTGATGTCCTCGTCCTTGTAGATCGTGCCGTCGCCGTCGATATAAGGGATCTTTGACCATATCCGGTAGTCGTCCAGCACCGTGATATAGGCATCGTCCGCCAGGTCCACCTCGCCGTCGTGGCTGCCCTCTGAGGAGCGCCCGAAATAGAGCACGGTCGTGGTCGCCGCCTTGCGCACCCGCTGGCGCCCGTAATCATCCGCCCCGGCAGAGGAGCCAAAGAGCACCGTCATGCCGGACTCGATGTCATCGTAGGCCCCGGTCGTCACGCCGTCGAATGCGACCTGTGCAATGGGATAGGTGAACGTGGCCTGGTTGACGCGGGCGGCAAAGACGGTCGTCGGGGCAAGCAGGAACAGCCGCAGGGTCACGATGCGTCCTCAAGATCGCGCACCAGGATCACTACGTCACGCGGGAAATAGTTGGACCATCGCACGTCTCGGCCCGGCTCGGGGCGGATGGCCAACCCGTTCTGGCGCGTCCAGGCAAACGTCTCATCGCGCACGTAGACCGTCACCTGGTTGCTGATTGCCGACTGCACGCCGAAGGAGTTCAGGATCGACTGGTATTCCGTGGCCGACCCGACCATCGAATAGACGAGCTCAACGTATTCGCCCTCGTCCACCGGGATACCGTCGCCGCCGAACGTGCGCCGCGTCGGCTTGATGCCCTCGCTGCGCGGCTGCGGGTCCAGCACGTTCAGCGATTCCAGCGCCACGTCGTGCCCGTCTGCTACCCGGTATGTGGTCATATCGCCATCTCCTGCTGCACCATCTCTGCCTGCGCTGCCTCGATGCGCTGCTGGGCGATGTCGAAATAGCCCTCGTCAATCTCGATGCCGATGAAGTTGCGTCCTGTCTGGACACAGGCGACGCCCGTTGTGCCGGAACCCATGAAGGGGTCGAGAACGGTAGCGCCGGGCTGTGTCACCTTCCCAACAAGGTATTCCACAAAGTCGGTTGGCTTTTGATTGGGATGTAGGTGGTATGAGCTTGGCCCCACGTATCGCTTGTACACGCTGGCATCTCGCTTGCCATTCAGTGGCGGATTGCGTGCTATCTGCACTAACTCCCAGGTGCGCTTCCAACAGGTGCGGAAATCGCCGCCGCCGCCTACCGCCGGCCCTTTATCCCAAACAAGCAAGTTGCGCCAATCGCCATCCCAAACTCCCCAGGGGCTTGCGAACGTCACCACGCATAGGCCAAGACTTGCCGCCCAATCGAGAACAGCTTGTCCCAACTCTGGCGAATAGTCACCGACTACCACTTGTCCCTCGGTCCATGCGAACTGCCCATGATTCTCTAGGGCTATCCCATACGGCGGGTCCGTCACCACCGCGTCCACGCTCCCCGCCTCCAGCGTCGGTAGGGTGTCCAGACAGTCGCCGTGGTAGAGTGTGACGGTCATTTGCCAAAACCCCCAAAGAGACTGGTCATCACGCGCTCGACTTCGCGCCCGATGTCCTGCGCGCTCTGCCCCGGTGCGGCGTAGATCGGCATCGAGATGGCACCGGATTGCACCGTCACGCTGCGCCCGCCTGCCACGGCGCCGACCAGCTGCTGCTGGGTGAATGCCCCGCCCAGCGCGCCGCGCAGCAGCGATGTCGTCTCGGCGTTCAGCACGTACTCAGGCCGCGAGCGGCTGCCGTGCAGCATCGTCGTGGCCGTATCGTAGACCGGCCCGCCGGCCTGGCGCGAGAGCGATGGCCCCGAGATCCACTGCTTGAGGATGGGGTCATAGTGCATGGGCGTGATGCCGGGCCGGCTCGTGGTCGGCGCGCTCGTGGTCGTGCCCGTGCCCGAGCCGGTACTGGATGGCGCCGTCATGCGCGACTGCCAGCTGCGCCAGTAGCTATCGAACAGGGCCAGCGATTGCTTTTGCTGCTGCTCCTGCAATTCGAGCCACGCCTGGTTGTGCAGCCCCAGGTCGTCCAGGCGGTCCTGCAGGCCATCCCACGCCGCGTTACGCTCGTCAATGGCGCCCTGGTTGATCTGGTCGATGCGCGCGTCCTGCGCGGCCTTCATCGCCGCAAGCTGCGCCTCGTGGTCCTCTTGCATCCGGGCCAGCCGGATCGCGCGGTCCTCGTCCTCCAGCGCCTGCTGCTCTGCCAGCGCGGCTCGCATGTCGGCGATGCGTTCCCGGTCGGCGTCGCGGGCCTCCTGAATGCGCTCGTCGGTGGCGTCGCGCTCGCTGTCGATGCGCTCCTGCTGGTCCTCTTTTTGCTGGTTGACCTGCTCGCGGAAGCGCCTTTGTTCCTCTGCAACCGCCCGGGCGTCCAGGTTGGCTGCGGCTTCCATCAGCCGCACGTTGTGGTCGCGGCGCATACGCTCCAGCTGCCGTTGCCCGTCGGCCTCGATTTCGGCGATGCGCTCGTTCAGATCGCGCCGCCACTTCTGCTCTCGCTTGGCCGCGTCGGCCTGTATCCGCGCGATATTCTTGTCCAGGTTGGCCTGCTGGCGGATGCGCTGGCGGGCAAAGTCCTCGCCTTCGCGGGCCAGCGTCTGCTCGTAGGAAGCGATCAGATCCGTGCGCTGCTGCTCGTATTGCCGCGTGGCGTCCAGGCGCTGCTGGTTGGCGTCGTGCTCGATCTCGCGCACCTGCTTGCCCCAGTCGAAGATGGCCTCGGTCTGTTCCTCGGTGAATGGGCTTGCTGCCCTGCCCGCTTCCCGCGCCGCCGCGGCCAGCCCCTGCGCGGCCTCCGGCAGCACGCCGACGAACTGAGCCAGCCCCACCAGCAGCCGTTCCTTGGCCTGGTCGATGCCGGCAGTCGTCTCGTCAATGCCGTCGGCAAAGGCGCGCATCTCGTCGGCCCCACGCAGCAAGTCCTCGGACAGCTCCCGTATTCCCGCCAGTGGGCCGAAGCGCTCCTGTCCTGGGATCAGATCCAGCAGCCGCTGAATGAACAGCCCGATCGTCTCGATGACGTTGGCGAATCCCGGCGCCAACTGTGCCCCTGCGCGTGCGATGATCTTGGCTGTCTCGGCGAGCTGCGTGGCTACCACCGTCGCGGCGATGACGATGATCTGCGCGCCTGTGTGCAGGGCGTCCTGAATGGTGGCGTTGGCCATCTGCTCGTCGCCGCGCGCCCGCCCCACGCCGCGCCCGATGGCGGCGCCGATGTTGGCTCCGACGATGGCGGACCCGCCCAGCACGCCGACCGTCTTGAGCGCCGTGCCCAGGGCCGCCGCAGCCTTCAGCGACTTGATGCGCTGCAGCGCCTGTGCGATCTGATTGAGGAACAGCAGCGCCGGCGCACCGACCGTGGCAATGGTCGCCAGGCCCGCGCCCAACGTCGCCACCTCGGGATGTGCCTCGCGCAGTTGCGATAGCCACGTCGCCGTCTGTGAGAGGATGGGCGTCAGGAAGTCCAGCAGCGGCTCGAAGCCCTCCGCCAGCAGCTGCAGCGCCGCGTCCTTTGCCGCCCGGAAGGAGGCGTTGAACGTGCGACCCATCGCCTCGGCGGTCTGCTGCGTGATGCCCATCTTGGTGAGCACGATGTCCAGCGCCGCGGCAAAGTCGCCCGACGTTTCTTTGAGTGCGTCGCGCAGCGCCGTGCGGGAGATGTTGAACCGCTCGGACAGCGATACCAGGTCCGTGCCGCCGGAGGTCAGCGCCTCGTTGATGGCGAACGCCGCGCCCTGGATGCCCTCGCGTTGGTTCAGCACCGCCACGCGCCGGGTCAGGTCGAGCCATGTACCCAGCTCCTTGGTATTGCCTTGCAGCGTTGGCAGGAGCTGGCGCGCCCCGGCGAGCAGGTCGGCAAATGGCAGTCCAGCCTTTGCCGCGCGGCTGCGCAAGTCCTCGGTGAGCTTGGTCGCTTCCTCCAGACTGCCCGTCATCCCGACGAGCTGCACCTCTGCTTCCTCGAACGAGGCCGCAGTGCGCAGGCCCATCGTCGTGATGATCCCGCCGACCACGCCCAGCGCGGTCAGCTCGCGGTTGACCTTCTTGATCTCGGCCTGGAACGTCTTGGCCCGGCGCTCGACGCCGGTGAAGGCATTGCCTATCGTCTGCCCGACGCGGCGCATCGTCAGCGATGCCTGCTCCGCACCGCTGGTGTCGATGTCGATTACACCGTGGGCATGGCCCAGCCGCTGCCCGCCCAGCAATCCACCCAGTAGTGGCATCTACTCCACCTTGTGCATCCTCACGCCACGTACGTGCCCCGCCAGTGCCTTGAGCGCACCTAGCCCGTCGGCGCCCTTGGCCTGCGGTTCAGGGCTCGGCAGCCGGAAATCGGGATCGAGCAGCTGGCCCATGGAGTATTTCGGTTCCATCCGCTTGTCCTTCTCCGGTCCCACCCAAACCGTCTCCTGCGCCGCGGCCTCGATGGCCCCGCCGCCGAATACCACGGCGCCGTCGAACTGATACGCCGCCCAGGCATCCTCGATCTGGACCAGGCTACTCGGGCGCTGGCCCGTCGCCGTCGCCGTCCGGTACAGCCTCCACACCTGCTGCTTGTCGCTCACAAAAGGAGCGCAGATGCCTCGCTGGCAAGACCGCCAGCGAGAACACCGTACCCCTATCTGCCAGATCCACATCTGCGATGGCGATCTCGTCCTCGGCCTGCGGCTCGTCCACGATGCGCGGTTGGACAAACGACGCGGTGCAGATGGCGTCGATCAGCGCCAACATCTCGTCGCTCTGCTCGGCCAGTGTCTCGACGCTCAACAGGCGGTCCAGCTCGTCGGTGTCCACGCCCTCGTAGATCATCTTGGCTATGAGCGGCGTCAGGATGTCCGGTATCTCGCCGTGGCGCAGCAGCACGTCCAGCGCCACCGGGCGGATGCGCGCCGTGTTGCCAGAGGGGAGGGCCAACAGGTAGCCCTCCTCTCGCGGCTTGCGCCAGTCAATCCCCCGCGTTGGTTGCATCTCGCTCATGTGATGTTCGTGGGCGGGATGGCCACGTCTGCGGCGGTCGCGTGCTCGATGATGTTGATCAGCCCGTAGGTGGCATCATCCACGATCTGAACGGTCGCCTCGGGGATGGCAAACTGACCATACTCGAGCTGCGCGATGGTCAAGTCGCCCATCAGTTTGCACTTGGGGATGAACACGTGCGTGTCGCCGGTGCCTTCCTCTGCCAGTGCCTTTCCGCAGATGCCGATGTAAGGCATTGCGTCGCCGCCGCTCACTTTGAGGTGATCCTGTGCGCTGCCCGATGCGGTCGAGGTGTTGCCCAGGAGAACCTCAAGCGCCGCGATGGAGATGCTGCCAAAGCGCACGCGCACCTGGCCGCCGATGGCGCGAGAAGCAGATGCCTGGATCGCATCGTCGCCCTCAAGCTGCGCGCTGATCATGGCCAGCGTCGTGCCCATCATCTGCACCGAAGGCACATCCACTGCCGTGTCATAGTCGTTGGTGGCATCCCACGTGGCGACCTTGACATCGCTCAGGCCGAACTGTGGTGCTCCGTAATCATCGAAACCCATGGTACTGTCTCCTTATGCTGACTTTTTCGTCGTGACCTGGTAGGTCGAGCGTTCCACGTTGGCGTTCAGGTCGGTGTCTCTCCCACCACGAACGTCGCCCGCCCACAGGCACATGAACGTGTCCGATAACTGCACGGCGTGCAGCAGCGTCCAGACGCGATCGCGCATCGTCTCGATGTTGCTATAGCCGCTGTCCTCGTAAAACCAAACCTCTAACATCTCTGTGACGCCGCTGTAGCGTGCGCCCTCGTCCTGCAGGAACGGGTTAGGCTCGCTCGAACGCAGCCTGAGCAGCACGCACGGCTTGATGACCTTGTTGTCGTCGAAAGCGCCGGGTGTCGTAGTGCGGTTGATGCCCAGCCGCCCCGTCTCGTCGTAGTCCCACACACCCCCGGTTGACGTCGCTAGCAGCGTCGCGTCCGCTTCCAGTATCGCCTTTGCCGCCGATAGCGCGCTCAACTCAGCATCCTCACGACCTCACTCCACAAGATAGGTGCCCAGTGATCGAGCGCCGGGTCGATGATCGCATAGCGCCCGGCGTTGTTCAGCTCCAGGTAGATCCCGTAGCTTACGCCGTGGCTCAACACGATCTCCACCATCGACTGGACCACGTGATTGACTTCTGTGTACAGCGTCTGGCGGGCGTTGCCCGTCCTATCGGTCCACGGTGCATTGCCCTTCATCCAGTTCTCGATCTCCGGCGCGTAGCCTTGTGCGATGCGCAGCACGCCGCGGTGGATGGCTGCCACGTAGGCCTCGGTCAACTCAGTCAGCGCCTGCTCGGGCGGGCGAATCCAGCGAAAGCCGGTCTGCGTCATCAGCTGCGCACCGTGGCGTATGCCTGCAGGCTGTCGTCCAGGCCCACCAGCAGCGCCACGATCTCGTAGCTCACGCCGCCCACGGCGAAGCGATCGCCCCGCTGCAGGTCCGTGTCGGCGATGGTCGGATGGCCCTTGTAGCCGATGACGAGCGCGTCCGCCTGTGCCGTGTTTCCGCCATCCGTCTCTATCTCGCGCGGGCTGCCCAGCGCCTCGATGCGCACGCTCTGCGCCGACTGTGCCGCGCCGGCACGCACGACGGTGATGGAGATGGACTTGTCCGCTACCAGCCGCGCCGTGTCGACGCCGCGGTCCACGTCGATGTAGTCGCTCAAGGGCATACTGCTGCCCGTCCACGCATCGGCGCTAGGCATCCGGCTCGTCCTTCCAGCG